CCCCACCATGGTGGTGGGGTCCGGAGAGCATCAGCTCTCTTAGCATTTGCTTCCCTATTATGATGGGTGCATAGCTGTGACTGCACGAACACGTTCCCGAAGTACTCCACTTGATAGTGGGTACACCCTTTCTGGCAGTACTCGCTTTAATCAGCAGCCGGCAATAACCGTCTCTGAGAATTGCGTTGATACTGTCGGTCAAAGGTCGTCGATGAATCCCTTATCTCTTTTCAAAATCACATTGGACAATTATCCAGTGTGTAACGAAACGATAGGGACGGTTCGACATATAGGACGTCTTCCGCTTGCGGCCACAATTAATCAGCTCAGCAAGTCTGATTTCGATGCCAATTTACCTACTTTCCAGTATGGCCGATCACTCCTTCAGGCTATCGCGGATTCGCATCCGGGTAAGCCTAAGGTATCTGTCCCTAACTTCATTTATGAACTTAAGGACTTACCTGGGATGATTCGTCATTTTGCTGGTTTGGTAAAGAGGTTTGGACCTCAGAATAAGAGACGTAAACCCCCAACTATCCATGACGGCGCCAGTTCTTGGCTCGCTTGGAACTTTGGTTGGGCTCCTTTATTCTCAGACCTTTCTAATATGTACAATGTTGCAGAAGGCGTTAAACGCGCCGCAGCAATGTACTTGAAAGCTCAACAGAATAATGGGTATGTCTCGCGTTTTGCTGAATTAGGGGATGACTCCCAGAATAGAACGAAGAATAATTCTACGTTCGACACTGGTACATTTGTGGATTGTCTTGCAACATCCACATACGACTATTCTTCTGAATCCTGGATTTGTTCCAGGTGGAAGACGTCGCAAGTCTTACCCTTGTATGCACTAGCGAATGGTGGTCACCGTAATTTACTTCTCGACCAATTAGGCTTCGATATCTCGTTTGAAACTATTTATAACGCGATACCTTGGTCCTGGTTAGTCGATTGGTGTACGGACGCTTCATCGATCATTAAGATCTATTCCAATCAGGGCGGCTGGAGATTCTCCGGCTGTGTCCAAATGGAACATGTGAAGTGTCAAAAGACCATCACAGCGACGGGAACCAAAGCCAAATATTGGCGAGGTCCCGTTTCTGCTTCCTACGAATTAAAGTCTCGTAGGATCGTTAACCCATCTATTGCTGATGTCCAGATGAATTTCTTCAATGGACACCAGCTTTCAATCCTTGCCTCGCTTTTGATAACGAGGTTTGGTTGAATAACAAGGAATAGTGACATGTCGTTTACAGATCCCGTTGCACTGACTCTGGCGGGTGCCACCAAGAATTTGGTGAAAATCCGTCCAACTGGTCAGTTTGGCTCCGAGTACCTTCTTTCTGAAGCTACCCAGGAGTTCAGGCTGTTCATCAGAACCCAGGAACTCGGACTCGAGAGTGATGGCCGGCGTAAAGTCCGGTCTAACATCTCGCTCCGTTGGACTGTGTTTGCTACGTCAACTTCTGCTGAAATTACCCGACAAACGTCGGCTACTTTCGAGCATTACAAGGGTGACGATGTCACCGCTTGGGACGACACGGCTATTGCCGTTGCCGGTATGATGACCGCCGCAAACATGGTTAAGTTGAATAACTACGAAAGTTAATCAGCTGTACCTGGGGGGATGAACAGAGCATAGGATCTGTGTCACTGTCAACTACACCCTAAGAAAGGATGAGTATGACTAAATTTCCGACACGTCATGCGCTAAGTATTTTCTCTTGTCTTGTAGAAGACGCTGAGGAAATCTTGGAGCTTGACCAAGGAACTCTCTCTCGAGACTTTTTGTCTCTAGAAAAGAGTTCACTCTCGAGGGGTGAATCAGTTTTACTGGTTTCACTTCCTCAGATCTGCAATGATTTTGAAAGATCATTGGAGATAGGATGGTATAAAAGGAGATATACTGGAGTGCTATCTCGATTAGATGGCTACCTCCCAGTATTTCTACGATCTTTATACCTCCGAGTGTTCTCAGAAGGAGGAGTTCTCCTTGAGGATCCCTGTGTAGAAACTATCCGTATTATTAGACAACTTTTACGTTGTTTTAAGAAGTACGAGATAGATTGTCCGCCCGAAGCAAAGGAGTCGTCAATTGACGAATTCATCGCTATCGAGTCGGAACTACCTTCCCCATCTCTTAGTTGGGGTAGTAGGGACCTTCGCTGTGATCGTGGCTGGCCTAGTCTTGTTGACCTGGTACAGCGCAATCTCCGAAGGACAACAATTCGTGCACGACTCTGCGAGATTGACCGTAACTGGTCAGAATCTGAGATTCTCCGAAGCGCAACCTTTGCGCAAGGATGCTCAGATTCCATCATCTCAAAGTTCGTGTTCGATTTCTCCTCAAACCCAAAACACGGCCCCGGCGCCGTCTCAGAGCGTTACTCGATATCCAAATTCGAGTTTCCAACCTGGAACGAACGCCTAGAGAAGTTCTTTCCTTATGACGTTTATGGTCTAATCAACCATAACTTCATGGAGGAAAGTCCGGAACCTGACGGTTTTCGATCTGATGTACCAGCAAAGCTTATTGCGGTCCGTAAGGACTACTCTAAGCCTCGTTTGATTGCTTCTGAACCCATTGGGTCTCAGTACATTCAACAGTTGATACTGAAGAATCTGAGGAAGAATGTTGGCAAGTCAGTCTTACGTCATTGTATTGACTTTCTTGATCAGCAACCTTCTAAGGATGCTGTCATTAAGGCCTCTCAAAGTTCTGATGGTAACTCTTCTATAGACTTATCATCAGCTTCTGATCGCCTCAGTTGTGCCGTCGTGGAATGCGTGTTTCGAGGTAAGTATTCCTTCCTGGAATTACTTAACTCCGCACGTTCCCCACGCGTTACTATACGAGACGGTCAGATCCTGGATTGCAAGAAATTTGCTGCCCAGGGAGCTGCCTTTACGTTTCCCGTGCAATCGATAGTCTATGCTATCCTATGTATGGGTGTTTCTCAACACCTTAATCCTAGGATTCGCCTAGCTGACGCTGCACGTTCTTTACGTGTCTACGGAGACGATATCATCTGTCCCCGTAGTTTGAACGACGGTGTTCTATTACTCCTAACAGCTTTAGATATGGTTGTTAACCAATCTAAATCATTCTCGCAAGGATTCTTTAGGGAATCATGTGGAATGGATGCGTATAGGGGTCACGATGTGACCCCGGCATATGTTAGGACGATATGTTTTCGTCGTTCGCCCAACGAGACTAGGTCGGTTGTTGATTGCTCGAATAACCTTTATCTTAAAGGTTTTATTCGGGCTTCATCAAAACTGCTCGACTTACTCCCTAAGGAGGTCCGCCAAGACATTCCTTATGTCTCAGTTGGTAGTCCCATCTGGGGTATCTGCGGTCCCAATGTTTGGGCCCGAAAGCACAGATACAATCGCAAATGGCAGCGATATGAGGCAAGAGTTCTTTCCTTAATGGATTGTTCCTCCTCTGTCTCGCCAGATGGAGAGCTGCGCTTGTTCCAATGGCTTATCGAAAAGCCTAGGCAAGATCGCATCTATGATCCTAAAAAGATCATACGCTCTCGGGTTAGGTTCAGTGTTCAGTGGGTAGATGCCGCCTTGTTACGGCATTCTTCCACTGTCTGACCCAAATTGGGGACCCCACCGCACTTGATGCGGTGGGGCTTGAAGAGCAATTTAAATCTCTTCTCGG